TTGGAAAACGTGATTTTGCATTGTTGCAATCGTCCTCCACAGTTTGCCATCCGTCCGTTTTCTTGTCGAGATCCGTTAGACTCCACATCTTGCGGTCAGGGTTTGCAGGGTTTGGTTTATGTAATCCCGCTTTTAAGGTTCTGATGATAGAACCAACATCAGCAAGTCTTTCCATTATTCAAACCCCCTTTCAGCTGTAAATACTCTTGATGCGGGATGATTTACAACTGGTTCTTCTTTCTTAAAGAATTTCTTGTCGTTAGGTTTATATATATTCATGTAACCCCCGATAATCGCCATTTCTAGCGCCTTTATCTGTTCCTCAAGGGTGTAAGTCCTTAATTCTTTAAAAATGCGATTGGCGACCTTCTGACTGCATGTTGCTTTTTTCTTATGTCTTATCGGCCACCATTCAACAATTAAATCCGCGTGTCTTTGTAGATCATCAGGAATTAATTCTTTTTTGATCTTTGGAGAAGAAAAAGGGTCAATTTTTTTCTTTTCCTTATTCTTATTAATAGATTCTATATTAGAGAATTTATCTGCGCTCTCTTGTTTTTTTTCTTTTGTTTTTTCTGGCGAACTTTGTTCGCTTGATAAATTCATTTTATCATATGCAGTCAACCCCTTAGAGGTTCGATAAAGCATATCATTGATAAAAGTAGCCATAGTCTGATGTTCTGGTTTAATTGGTTCTAAAAGAGCGACAATTTGTGGCTTGATTTGTACACGAAGTGGCTTGTTTGTGGTCATAATTGGTTTAATTCATCCACACAATGGCACAAAATGGCAGAGTGTCAATATTGAATATTTAATATTTGTTCATATTCGGATTATTGAAATTGCACCTATGTTTTTTAAGATCAACTTCGACCCATTCTTTGCCATTAAAAACAATCCATAATTGTCTTTTTACGTCAAATTCAATTCGACCCGCTTTTGGTTTTTCTTGATTCATTTTTTTTCCTTTAATTCTTCTATTTCTTTTTCAAAACATTTATTTATCAATAACTCATAGGCTTCAAACTTATCAATTTTTAAAGCATCTGATAAATGTAAAGCACATTTTTTAAGATGTTTTGGCGCTTGATCCCAAGTGTAACCATACAAATCGAATAATTTATCTTTCATTATTCAACCTCGTATTCTTTGTTTGCTTCTTCTTCGCAAACATCGCGCAAAAGACAAGAAAGAGTTTTTCCTTCAATAATCGCGCGTGTCTTTAATTCTTTTTTTGTTGCGGGTTTAACAAGTACCTGAATTAGTTCAGAATACTTGTCAGCGTCCGCTGTTCCCTTTTCCCTGTTAGCCATTGTTTTTCCTCCATTGTGGGTTGTATTTTTGCGTTTTAATAAAAAGATTTAAAACGTCTTCTTGTTGTTGCTTTGTAAATCTGTCTGCAAAATCTGTTCCAAAATGAACAGTATTATCAAGGGCAAGCCATAAAGCGCCTGCCTGATCGGGTGTAAGGTCTAGTTTTAAGTTTGGCATTGGTTTAATTTGTTTTGCTTACATTCCTATTATAATATAATTACTTATAAAGTCAAATACTGATTTGACTAATTTGGTAAAATAAAAAAACTACAAAACAAACTCTTATGGCATTTCTAGTCGGGCAAAAATATGCAATCGGACAATCAGTAAAAAAAATATCTTACACTTCATCAGCTATCCCCCCACGTTATAGAAACGGCAAGATCACAGAAGTATTTACTAAATCTAACAGCGCAGGGTCAGTTAATTACTATTACAAAGTCTTATGGGATGACGCTAGAAGATCAGAACACGCGCAACATACATTACGCCCCTTAGATTGATATTTCTTGCGGGACTTTATTTAATCCAATTGTCTTAAATTTTCTAAATCTTTTGCTTTCTACTTCTCGAAACATTTCAATATGAGTAACGCACTCTTGAAATTCAATAAGCCCTTCAAAAACACCACATCTTAGAAAAAGATCAGATCGACCTTTTATTGGGAAAAAGTCAACCTGATAAGAGCCACACGGCGAAAGTAAGGAAGGCGTTTCAATCATTGAAAAAATCCTCATCTTCATAATCGTATTCGTGGTTGAAATACTTGTCATCTTCATCGCCGAATATATCGCGTATAGCTTGCGCTTCTCTTTGGCTATCAAGTGCGGCTTGATGATTGTGTAAAAAACTATCCATTTAATTTACTATGCGCCTCCACAATAGGTTTAATTAAAAATACCGCATCCCAGATATATTCTTCATCGTATTCTTTCAAAATATCGTTTAATTTATATCTGAGATTAAATTGTGAATTATTATTTTCTGCTATTTTTTTGTATGAAGTTAAGAAATGATATTTGTCTTTAGTTTCTAAACGATTCCATACTTCATAATCTTTGATTATGGCATTAAGACTTACAAATAATACGTCTTTTTCGTCATTGTTGAAATTCATTTTTACGCTCCTGTATAGACGTAAGGTTTTTGCCAAGTGCCAACGTTGATGCTTACATAAAATGCTCTGTCGAAGTAGTCAATCATTGCATCGTCATTGTTGTAATAGCCAACGCCTTTCATTGCGGCATTTAGTTCATCTATGAAATCGCCAACTTTTTTATCATATTCTCTGTAATCATCGCCTCTGTTTTCGTTTACTTGTAAATAACCATCTGTTATTTGATGAGCTTTTTGGAAGTGACGTCTTGCGTATTCATCGTTGATCTTTTGAGCCGCACCGATAAAGTCAAGAGCGCCTTCTTTGATGGTCACATATAAAGTGCTGTAGTTTCTAACACCGATTGTTCCTTTCAAGCCGTACTTTTTAAGAACTTTTTTGATTTGTGGAGCGCGTTGTTTTTTTAACTCCTGATTCATGAATGCCATTTGTTTGATTGGTTTGCTTACAACTTAATTATATTATAATTAAATAATATTGTCAACTATTTTTATTTTTATCTTTCCAATGTTGTAATTCAAGATCGAATCGCGCAAGCATTATCAATTGTTCTTCTCTTGTATATTGCGCCAATATCTGCGCCTGTTCTTTACCTGAAAACTTTTTCATCAACCACGGCTCTTGAAAAAATAATTGTTTCTGCATTTTTATCAAACAATCAAGAACAGCTTCGCGTTGTTCATCGGTCATATTTTCTGTAATCCGTAAAAACTGTTGTTCAGCCCTTCGCGATGTTTCTTCATCCCCGCTTGAAAATCTATATCTTTTCATTAGTTTAGATACCTCCAATATTCTTTTGGTAAAATTTTCTTTGCGTGTTTAGTTTTTCTAATGTCTCTTACAAGCTCAAAACCAGCTCTTAAGTTAGAAGATTCTGGATAAAGATCAATTACAAGATTCCATCTTCTTTTGTTGTATAAAAACCAACGACCACAACGCCTTTGTTTATATCCAGAAACAATAATTTTCCAAGGAAATGGTATTGTGAGATCATATTTTTTCATTTATATTTGCCCTCCCATTCGTTATATTCATCAAACATAAACCCATCAGAATTTGCACCTTCGCGGACAGCTGCAAGCGCCGCATCCCGAACATTCTCCTCTACCATTTCTGCAAGTACTTTCAAACTTTTCAAAGAATCCATTTTTCTTTCTACTTGCGAAAGGCGTCTTGAAGCATCTGAATATTCTGGACTAAGATTCGACCAATCTTGCAAGTCTTTGGTAACATCTTTAAGTTCAGTATCAGCAATAATCTTTTGCGCGTGATTAATTCGATTGATAGGGGCGCTTTTTAAATGCTCAGTTTGTCTAGCAATACGCCCTCCAATAACCAAAGAAAGTAATTGATTTAATGATTTGAGTTGCTCTTGATCTTTCATGTATCCTCCGAAAAAATAAGGGTTACAGTTTCATCATTGCTTGATTTTTCATCGACATCCCAATCATAAGGACATTCGTTATCAAGCAACCATTCAAAAAGTTTTGATCTGTCTAACCTCATCGCAATACTTCACAAGCTGTTTGAATACCCGCCGTACAATCGTTGCGTGTCATATCGGTCAATGCCCCATCGAATCCCAAGTAAAAGATTCCTGTTGCGCACATAACCATAAAGAAATTTGTCATCGTGCCAACTCCTTAGTTCTTCTAGTCCAATCATGTTCGCACCAAGGCTTATCAGTTCCCATACCGCGATATGGAATAACGTGCTTAGGCATATATTGAAGAATTGCAATCCATTCTTTCAATAAATCATCATTTGTTTGATTTTTGTAATCATAGTGATAATCCAAAAAACCTTTTTCTTTCAAAATCTTTCCAACTTTGATATAGGTTTTTGGATAATGGGCGGCAATACCTCTAAGTTCATGACGAAATTCATGATGATGCCAATAAATTTTTTCCATTTGGTTTAGTTTGTTTGATAACAATTTAATTATAATAAAATTAAAATGTAATGTCAACCCTATAATTCATGTTATATATTAAGGGCATGGCTAAAAAGGCAACTAATATCGAAATAGATAGACGTATACATAAAATATACGACTTGCTTTTGCTCGGAAATTCAAAAACGCAAATTGCTCGATACTGCGCGGAGAATTATTCTGTAAGCTTACGTCAAACAGAAGAATATTTATCACGCGCTCGCATACTACAGGAACAGGATGCACAGTTAGAGCGTCCGCAATGGCTTACAGGGGCAATTGCTAGACTTGCAGATTATGAACGCCGCGCATCAATGGAAAATCAATTACAGACCGCAATACGCGCTGTAGAAATGCAAGCAAAATTATTACGCTTTGATATGTCAGCATGAGCCTTATTTCTGATGTCTGCGAAAAACAACCCCTCCTCGACTTTTTAAGTCCTCCTGATGAAAAAGATACAGAGATAATATTAGAGCGTGTGTTATCTGATCTTCACGCGGGGCAACTATCATTTGTAAATGACATAGAAACAGAAATATTGGGTTTATGTGCGGGCTATGGGTCAGGTAAAACGCGATCTTTACTGGCAAAGTGTTTACACCTGTCATTGTTAAATCAAGGCTTCACGGGCATTGTATTAGAGCCTACGCAACCGCTTGTTCGTGATCTCTTTGTAACAGAATTTGAGGAATTTTTGTTGAATTACGAGATTCCTT